ACGTACTGTGTGCTTTATTGCGTTGGAGCTCCGAACTGCTGGAGACTGCGCTGGCCATGAGTCAGCGTTGGGTTGTTTACCGGTCCGGGGGTGGAAACCTCGGTCCTGGCTCAGCCGCACAGAGCAGGATAATACCAACGTCCAAACCCCCTGAGAAGAGGTCGCAAAGCGAGGGAGGCAGTGCTTAAGTGCACGCAATCAATTTGCAGTAGTGCCGACATGTTTGATGAGGAGGTGCCACGCGTCAGCGTAACCACAATCTCTTACTAGGCACAGGTTTTGGAGGGGAACAGTACGAGCCGGGCAACCGGTGGGACATGTGAAGGCATGTACAGTCACACGCGATTGGAGGGGCGTGGGACAAACAGAACTCGGCCCTGTAGGGCCGCAGTGGGAGCCTGTGGTCTCTCCCCAGCCGGGCCCTGTTGGCCCACCCAAAACACCAACCCCCTTCCTCTCATCATGGCCACAACATACGATAATACGAGTTGTGCCCATGATTTTGGTGTTTTGGATGTCAATGCGCGCGCCAAGTTGTCCCCTTGGTCCGCCCCGTCCTCTACGAAGGGAATGCTCAGCAAGTGCTTCACCAAGTTTCTTGCCTTCTGTTGTTGCCACGGTGGTGAGTGGGACGACATGCAGTACGAGTCGGAATGCCGCGACGAGATCCGTCGCAACATGCAGCGCAACACCGCGCTGCGTGCTGGCGACCTGCGTGATGTGAAACCACAGCACCGGGAAATCGAAACGGTGGCAGTCGGCGTGTTCAACGCCACTGGTTATGACCTCATGAACTTCCGATCCACTATCACAGAGGATCGTGCACGTATCGCAGCCGCTGTCGAAAGCGAGCTCGAGTGCGAGGTCGCGGATAGCAACGGAGAGTTGCCCGATCATCTCAAGCCAGAGGAACTGCCCCGAACAACGAGGGAGCGTTTGGATAACGAGTTCCGCAACGCCTTGGACAGGCGTGGAATCACAGAAAACGCACTTCTCCACCCCGAGCACGCCACCACCAAAATGGTGCCGCGCTTCACAGCCGCTATGGTCGTCTCCCTGCGAGCGACCTTCGGCCGCATGCCCGCTAATGAAGCAAACCGCCTGTTGATCGAACGGGAGTACCTGCGCGTCTGCCGCGAAGGGAATGTACGCCAGATCGACACCGTCGCCCACGCCCAGTGGGTGTACAATGCGTACTTCAACGAGGGCATCATGGAGGAGATCCCTACCACCCGCATCCGCGTGCCTCGGTGGCTACGGGGAGCGTTCGGCGTCGCGCCGAGCGCTCCTGCAGTGGTCTGCTGAGGCCGCCCGGTGACTGTGCATGGCACCGACACAACGACCACTGACTGCTTGAGGGAGCAGGTGAGGTCGGAGTGTCGGGGCCGTTTGTGTGTGCACAGGAATGGGCTGCCAGCTAAAACCCGTCGGTATGTCGTTGCCGCCGGGTTCTCCCCAGAACACAACCTGGGAGTTTATAACAACAACACCAACACCATCGAGCGAGCCTTTATCGAGCGTTACTTCTTGTGCGCCGAGAATGGTGGGTTCCGGCCCGCGCTCGATGTTGCCTCGAACACATTCCAAAGTACGTTGTTCAGCACGTTCCATCACCGAGTAATGGACGCGATGCCCTATCTGCCCCGTCTCAGCCGTCGACAAGTCGTCGACCGCTATTCCGGCACTAAGCGGCGCGTCTACGAAGAGGCATTGATTTCGCTGCAACGTAAGAGCTTAAATGCTGAAGACGCTAGGCTCTCTTCTTTCGTCAAGTTCGAGAAGCAGGATGTCGGCAAGGCCCCCCGGGTGATCAATCCCCGGAAGCCGCGTTACAACCTGTGCCTTGGCCAGTACATCAAGCACGCTGAGAAACCCTTTTTCCGGGCGATCAATTGCGCGTTTGGTGCACGAACCCCCCTCACTGTGATCAAAGGTGTAAACTCTGAGGTCTCCGCGAACATCCTGCGTCAAAAGTGGGATCTGTTCGCCAAGCCAGTCGCCGTCGGACTTGACGCAAGCAAGTTCGACATGCACGTGTCGCTAGAAGCGCTCAAGTACGAGCACTCATTCTACCAAGCCCTCTTTCCTGGTTCAGGGGAGCTGAAGAAAATACTGTCTTGGCAGCTGCACAACTCCGGTCGTGCCTATGCTGCTGATGGTATGGTTGAATTTGCGATGCGCGGCACGCGCTGCTCTGGAGATCTCAACACCTCTCTTGGCAACTGCCTCATCATGTGTGCCCTAATCCACGTCTATGCGCGTGTTCGAGGGGTCGATGTGGAGTTAGCCAACAACGGTGACGACTGCGTAGTGTTCATGGAGGCGGACGACCTTGGTCGCTTCCTCTCAGATCTCGACCGTTGGTTCCATCGACATGGCTTTGCCATGGTCGCGGAGGAACCCGTCTATGAGTTCGAGCACGTGGAGTTTTGTCAGACGCGCCCAGTGCAGCTGTCGACAGGTTGGCGCATGATGCGCAACCACTCCGCCATTTTACGCAAGGACCCCATGTGTCTCATCCCGATACCGAACGACGCCACCTACAAGAAGTGGCTACATGCGGTCGGTGTCTGTGGCACTATTGGAGCGTCCGGTTGTCCCGTCCAGGAATCACTG